TTGAGGCACAATATGGTACGAAAGCGCGAACGATGTACGACGTGTTGTATGACCATGAATACGACATGCCGTCGGGTTCACCGCACACGAGTACATTGAATACGTTTCTGAATGCCTTCGTGAATTTCTTGGCCCGTGTTGATAACGGCGAGACTTATCAAACAGCATGGGAAGGTTTGGGAATTTATGGGGGAGATGACGGGCTCACAGCGAACATGTCTACCCAGGCACTTGAACGCACATGTAATCGCTTAGGCTTGAAGTTGAAAGCCAAAGCCTTAAAACATGGTGAGCCTGTTGACTTCCTCGGCCGGATTTTCCACAATGGCTGGGCAGATTGTGGCGATTTAGGAGCGCCGAGCCATATTGACGTCCTTCGACAGTTAGGCAAACTGTACGTGACAGCCTCACCTTACAGCGTTGCAAATCCACTGGTCCTAGTCCGCAAAGCGCAGGGCTATTTGATCACGGATTCGAACACCCCGGTCTTGTCCAATTGGGCTCGCGCCATAGTAAGGATTTATCCTGAAGAGGCGAAGGCAGTAGATCGTGCGCTGAGAGCGATTAGCGCCGATCCCGATTTGGAGACACGCCTTGCCGGGGATGGCCATTCTGTTGAATTACAGGACTTCAATTGGTTCGCAACTTTCCTAAATCAAGCAAATAGGTTCAATAATGACATCGAGCGCGATAGCGTTGTTGAGTACCTTGGCCGAACAGGACAGTACTCAAGTGGCGAGCTCCTTGGGATTTCAGCACAATTCGACGCTGCGACAGACGAACCAACCCTCTTTGGGTGTCGTTTGGCTGACGCGGCAACAACAATTGCTGTTGAGATACCTGCAAGGCTCGGCGACGAGCTTGTCGGCCTTGAGCATGCTGCACACGGAGAGCGGTTGTCAAAATCTCCGCAACCGGTACAGCAAGTTAATGGCGGACAAGATATCAAAGAGTCTGGCGCCCGAGTATCTCAATCCAAACGGATACGCGGAGGAACTAAGCGAGCTCCAAAACCGAACCTATCAACACAACCTACGCCTAGCAAAATCCCTGGTCCTCACTCTGTCAGCAACACTCCACCGATTCGCACCGACATTGTGCGAGCATCAGTGGGCCAAGCTACGCCGCGAAATCGACG